CGCAGGTTCGATCCCTGTCTAGCCAGTTATTATTGAAAAGAACATAAAAATATTAAAAGGAAGCAGGTGAACCAATGGCAAAAACATTAGATATTATAGAACAGCAGCTTAATGTTGGAGATGTTAAAACTATAAGCAATGGAAATACAATTAAATATATTGAACTTCTCTTCTCTCCAACTACTAAGGTACAGTTTGCACCTTCAGATGATAATAAATCTATGCGGCTATCCGTGAGTGATAACAATTTGCAGATGCCAGAATTGGATTGTGTGATTTCAAAGGAGATTGTAAGAAGATTTATTTTGGCGTTAAAGGATACATATAACCAGTTAGATGATGAAAGCGAGGAATAAAATAGCATGAAACTAAATATTAAGAAATCTATTGAAAATAACATTGTAACAGTAGATATTAGCGTTGCAGAACTTGGAACTACGTCAAGCGTCCAGGATGAGGAAAGAAATTTACTTGCAGACTTTCCAAGAAGCGTAAAATATAGTGATATTAATTTTGTTGGAAATATGAAAATTGATACGGCTAGTGGTGATCCTGCTGTAACAACTGATACTGTTGATGGTACAAATGTTGTGGAAGTATCTCTGAAAGACATTATCAATAAGGAATATCCTATCCAAGAGGACATGAATATCGTATTTTCTATTGATGTAACTAAGATTCCTGATAGCGAGTTAAATGACGTAATGGATACTGTTGAAAAATTAGGGAAAGCAAAGGCAGAACTTTTTGCCACAAGAATTAAGGAAGAAATCGGAAAGAAACTGGCAGAATTAAGAAGTCTCAATACAAAATTTGAGGGCGAAACGGAAGTTGTTCTGTAACGAGGAGGTAATTTATGTATAGCGTATTAATCAGAGACAAGAAGGATAAGTCAATTTATCGCTTCCTTCAAATCAAAGAAGAAATTATGAAGGAAGTGCCTAAAGAAGTAGAAGATCCAGATACACATGAAGTCCGTACTGAAACGGAGTTAGTTGGTACTGGACAATATGGTGTAACAAATTATAGAGAATCCGATAAAGATAAATTTGAAGAAAAATGCATTGATCTGCTTAATACATATAACAGAACTGAAATTGTTCCTGTTTCTTTGGAGGAATATGATGTGGATCTATTATGGGATTCTGATAATGTAAATCCTTGACAAGCAACGGAGAGTAGTAACCACTGCTCTCTTATTTATGCAAAGTAAACCTATAAGGCATAGGACTCCGCTGCTAACGGATGTGTTCTGAAAGGAATGGACTTCGATTGCTCTGCTTTGCGTTCATGCCAACGTATGCAAATGGTTATAAGCAAGCTGTCTTGAAAACAGATGAGCCGAAAGGTCTGTGAGTTCGATTCTCTCAGTTGGCGTTAAAACATTTTACTTTATTGAATAACTTATTGATTTTTTACAAACACTATTCTTGAGGTGAAAATATGGACAAGAAAACTCAGGAACAGGTTCAGGATCAGCAAAATCATGATAAATTCAATAATATAACTCAAAAAGTTACACCTGAAAATCAAAACCAAACGCACAATTCCAGAAAAGAAAGTATGCAACCAATTAACCAAAAAAGATAGAGCCGCCGTATGGTGACTCTATTCTTGTATTAAAATAAGCATTTTATTGGCATTTTTAGGTGAACCATACCTACCTTTCTAAATGGGAGATAATCTGAAATCATACCAGTGTGAAGATGAAATAAGTTGGATAGTCTATAATTCAGAAGACAGACATAAGGCTATAGATGATACTTGGAGACGAATGGAGTTTGAATAATGAGTCGGTCTGTGAGTTTGAGTAGCTTATAGTTGAAGTAACTCTTACAATAATGTTGTCGAGAAATGGGCGTTATGGTAGTCACATTGACATCGCAAAACTGAATATTGAAATATGAAAGAGTCATGAGAAATATCATGGCTCTTTTTATGTTGTTTGAAGAAATAAAAAGAGAATAAATGTTTAGACATTGTTGTTTTATGTGGGATAGTTACATCCCTGAAATTCGTTTGTTGAATTTCTCCAATCAGGAATGGTTGTTGCCGCAACTATTCCACATAAGATAACAATTCAAAGTTATCGGCAAGTAACTTACAAACATTTTAATTATAGTGTCCCACTACTTTAACGTGGAGATCGGAGAAAATAATATGACAAATGAATTACAAATTTTTAACAATGAAGAGTTTGGTGAAATCAGAACCGTAATTATTGATGGTGAACCATGGTTTATTGGAAAAGACATTGCAGTAAAATTAGGATATTCTGATCCAAAAGATGCAATTCGGAAGCACGTTGATATTGAAGATAAACAGTTAATTCAAAAGGGGCAAATTGCCACCTTAGAAATTCCTAACCGTGGAATGAATATTATTAATGAGTCTGGTTTATATGCACTTATTTTTGGCAGCAAATTAGAATCTGCTAATCGTTTTAAGCATTGGGTGACAAGTGAGGTTCTACCCGCAATCAGAAAACATGGTATGTATGCAACCGAAGATCTTCTTAATGACCCAGATCTACTTATTGCAATGGCTACTGAATTAAAAAATGAACGCCAAGTACGAAAGTTGGCAGAACAGACTATCGAAAAGCAGAAACCTCTTGTAGATTTTGCTAATCAAGTATCAGATACTACAGATTTAATTGATATGAAAACTATGGCAAAGTTACTGAAAGATAATAATATCAACATTGGCAGAAACCGTTTGTTTGAATTTCTTAGAATAAAGAAAATTCTTATGAAAGACAATCAACCATATCAGCAGTATATTGATGCAGGATACTTTAAAGTGAATGAGTATACATATACTAATTCATTCGGACAGACAAAGACAAATAGACAAACTTTTGTTACTGGTAAGGGGCAATTGTATATTACAAAGAAAGTAAAAGAGTTTTGGGCAGCTTAACCACTGCCCTACTTCTCTCCACTTTGAAAGAATTGTTTTTTGAGATAAAGATAGAAAACAATCTATTAGTCAAAGTGCGGTTGGCGATATTATAAATAATTGTATCTGTATCCGAGAAGTGTTTAATGGATATTTTCTATATATTTTTCCTTAATAAGATTGTATAATTCATATGCAAATGTTTCAGTGCTTTCATTGGCTGACTTTGAAATAAAAGCATCATAGTTAAATAAATAATTTCTAATTTCTTTTTCAGACTCTAATTCCATGTATAAATATAAGTCTGAATAATCATTAGACATTTCATAAATGAAATCTCTTGGTACACCTTGGATATCTTTATAGTGTATATAAAAGTATTTGTTTAAAGTAAATTCAAAATTTATTTGTTTATCGCTATCGGCGAAACAATAAATATTGTTAATAATATCCTGTAAATGTGTAAATGTTTCTGTTCCTGTTAGTATAATTTGTTGATCAGTATCTCCATATTGGATATTAAATAAATTCTGTAATAAAATTTTTTTTATTGAAAATAAATCTATAACATTTAGTTCAGATACCTTACCTCCATAATTAGTTACTGTGATAGTATTATCTTGTTTGTTTCTTTCTACTACAATTTGTGGCATATTATTACCCTTATCAATCACTAATTGTTCTGCATAAATATTTGATACTTTTTCTTCAATATTAACGCTAATTGCAGAAATAAATAAACTTATAATTGATATAAAGGACATAAATAAAACATCAAAATAAACTTTATTTTTTTCCATAAATGTTATTTCAAAGTATTTTTTTATTTCATCCAAAGGTTTTGTTCTTAAAAAATCTTTATTGATTGTATTTATTTTTTTACATATGTATTTTCTATATTGATAGATTAAAAAAAGCAAAAAAATGTATAGTATAGATGCATATAAATTAACATTAGTCAAAAAGCCTAATGGGTTTAGCAATCTATTTTTAATTAAGATTTCAGTATAGTATTCAATGCCATATATAGATTCTTCTATTTGAATAGAATATCTATTAAGGAAAATATACTCTAAACCAGATGCACCTAAAAATGACAAAAGAATATTTAAAAATATATTGGAGAATTTTATTTTTCTTTTAATAATTAAAATCAAAAATATAAAATATATAAAAGCTGCAACAATTACACATACTTGATTTTCAAAAAAACAAAATATTAAATTAATCAAATGACAATAACATATTGTAAAAATTTGTATTTTATTAAAAGTTCCATGATTCAATGAAAGAAGAAAAAATAATATAATAAATAAAATAATAATTGGAAATCCCTGAACTATATCTTCCATAAAAGTTGCTTTACTTATTGAGCTAGGTATTAATTCTAGCTTATGAAGAAACAAAGAATATAATAGTCCAACTATTATTCCTGAGCAAATTGATATTAAAGTAATTATTCTATTTATATATTTATTGGGGACAAAAGATAAAGAAATAAAAATAATATTTTCAATCAGTAATAGATTATATACATAATCTTCTAATTTTAAAGCATCATTGAATAAATATAATGCATTTTCAAAGTACATAATATTATTCACCTCTCAATGTTTTTGTTGCTATTTTCATAGCATTTCTACATTTAGTTTTCAGACAGCATTATGGTTGTCTTTTTAATTGAATAACAAGTATTATAACACAAAATCTCAAAAATTGAAAGGATGGTGGCAACTTGACAAGAACAAAATCTCAATCATCTGGCAATAAACAGTTGCCAATGAATCAACAAAAAGGGAAAAAGGTATGCACGTGCTGTCATGAATCTAAAAATGTAACAGACTTCTATTTCAGCAGCTCTCCCATGTATTCACTCGATGAGCGCATACCTGTATGTAAAGAGTGTTGTAAGACTTCTGTTTTAACTGAAGAAGGTAAAATTGATTTTGATAAGTTTAAGGATCTTCTTAGGAATATTGATAAACCATTATATTTTGATTTACTTTTCTCTTCTGAAGAATCCGTAAAAAAAGAAAACAGTTATTTAAGTGATGAAGAAGTTTCTTTACATGGTTATGAAATTCTTCAAAAATACTTCACGCTGGTGGTAATGAGACAGGATAAATCACGATCATACTCAGACTCAGAAAAAGAAGGATTTATACATCAAAATAGTAATCGTACTAAAAAGGAAAAAGAGGAAATTTTTAATAGATACTCTGATTTGATTAATCAGTATTTACAAAATAATAAGTCTTCTTCTATTCCAAGAGCCGCAGGAAATAAACTTTATTCCAGTGTAGATGATTTTAAAGTAACAGAAGATATTAAAAGTTTATTTGGTGATGGGTACGATACATTGGAATACAAAAAAATGTTTGATAAGTATGAAAAGCTTAAAATAAATTATACTCTTCAAACAAACATTCACCAGGAAGCTCTTGCTACATATGTACGTTTTAAAGTGAAGGAAGAAGATGCTACTGCCAGGGGAAACGTTGATGAGGCAAAGAAATGGTATGATGCTGCACAAAATGCAGCAGAAAAAGCAAAACTGACTCCTAAACAGCTTACAAAGGCAGACTTAGATAGTGGTGTAAACAGTGTTTCGGAATTAACAAAAGCTGTTGAACAAGCTGTTGATGTTATAAAAATAATGCCACGCTTTAAATATAGACCAAATGATGCTCCTGATTTTAATATATGGTGCTATGTTGACTACGAGCGCAAATTGAATGACCAACCGCCAGTATCATATGAGGATGTATATTCTTTCTACGATAAGAAACGGGAAGAATATATAACACAAAATGGTGATCCGTACGGAATATTTGATAATGAACCAACCTTAAAAAATAGAGACACTGTAAAGACTTTCATAAAACTTCCTGACGATTATGAAGAATTGGCAGGTGATGGAAATGATTAGTGATGAAAAAATACGAGAATTAACAGAACTTGAAAAGAACAGAGTTAAATCATTAGAAAATGAAAGTCTATTTGGAGAACATCTATGGAATTATTATCAATTTATAAGTTGGGCAAGATGGTATCCTGATCTCTTTGTAGAAATATTTAAGAGTAAAGACAGTAATCGGCAATTACATTTTGACCAAAGAGTATTTATGAGATGCGATTTACGGTTTATGAGCATGTATGGAACATTCTCTCGTGGATATGCAAAAACATATACTGAGGTGTTAGACGATTTCATAGCCGGAATTTTATATCCTAATATCACTTTATCTGTTACTGCTCAGACTCGTGAAAATAGTGCTGCTTTGTTAGAAGATAAGTTTAATGAAATCATATCTGATTTCCCACTATTAGCGAATGAAATAGAAAAATATCGCTTTTCTAAAAATGATGCTTTAATAAAATTTAAGTCTGGATCTACTATTACAAATCTTGCTAATGCACAAACAAGTAAAGGTAGGCGTAGACACAGAATTAAAATTGAAGAATCAGCATTATTAAACAATACTCTTTTTGAAGATGCATTAGAACCTATTGTAGAGGTTCCACGCACTACTGCCGGAAGTCTGGCAATAGTTGATCCTGAAGAGATGAATTTTCAAATACATTTCTTTACCACAAGTGGTTATCGTGGTTCTGATGAATTTAACCGTAGTGTTAGAATGATAAACGGAATGCGTGATTGTTCTGGTGATATTGTTCTTGGTTCAGGATGGATGCTACCTTGTTATTATGGAAGGGGAAGTACAAAAAGCCAAATATTAAAAAAGAAAAGACGTTCAAATCCTATATTCTTTGCTCAAAACTATGAACAAAAATGGGTTGGATGTTCTGATGGTGCATTGGTCGATATAAACAAACTCATGGCTTGTAGAGTTTTAGATAGACCAATTCTTGAAGTTGAAAATGGTAATGATGAATTTTATATTGGTGTTGACGTTGCTCGTAGTGAAAATACAAATAACAACCAGTCTGCTATTTCTGTAATCAAAGTCATAAGAAATCCTAATACAAAAAGAATTATAGATTTACAAATTGTTAATGTTCAAGGTGTATCTAATAAAATAAATTTCACAGAACAAGCATGTCTTGTAAAGAAATATAAAAGAGCGTATCGGGCAAAAATGGTAATCGCAGATGGCAATGGGCTTGGCAGTGGTCTTGTAGACGAATTGCTCAAGCCATCTTATGACAAAATTACAGGAGAATATCTTGGATGTTTTGATACAATCAACACCGATAATAAACCACAATCGCCAGATGCAGAAAAATGTTTGTTTGATATGAAAGCTCAAGGTACTCAAACAAAAGTAATTTCTCATTTTATAAATGCTGTGGATAGTGGAATGCTTAAAATGCTAGTACGAAAACAGGAACAAGATTTTACAGATAAAGAACGTGAGTTCTTAGATAGAAATGTAATGCCCTTCATAAATACAGAATTATTATTCTTTGAAATAGCCAATTTGAAATTGAAAGTTATGTCTGGTAATAATTTATCTGTAGAAAAAGTTGTTCGTAAAATAGATAAAGATAAATTCTCCGCTACATCCTATTGTATTTATTACATTATGGAATTCACAAATAAAGATGAAGAAGAAAAACATGCAGACTACTCTTCTGCTCCAACATTTGCATCAAGTATAGATTTTTAGAAAGGATGGTGATAAATAAGAATGTCAGAAGAAATAAAATCTGAGACAGATAATATTCAAAAGCAATCTGATGAAGATTTTGATGTTATCTTTGTTTCAAAGGCAGATGATGGCACAGTGGTCGCCACTACACCATTATCTATTCGTGACCAAAAGCTTCAATTAGCATTAAGTCAATATGATCCAGAAAACAAAAAATATTCTGTATATCTCAATGAAGGCATATCACCATCTAAATCTAAATCTATATCAGTTGAAGAAATCGAAGAACTTTCCACCAATACTCAAAATGATTTAAATAAAGTTTTAAGAATAAATGCTTATAACAGAAAACTCATTAACAAAAATGATATTGTTGGAAAGACAGTAGAATCAATTGATACAAATATAAATACAGAAATCAAACTTACATATGGAAATGTTGATGATGGGAGAAATAAAAAAAAGAAGTTAGAGGAATGTAAGCGGTTCATTAAAGATTTTAATAATTCAATTAAAGTTCAACAGTTGACCAGAAATGCTATCACTACTTCTTATGTTGAGGGGAACTGGATTTCCTATCTCCGTCATGAAGACTCTAATAATTATACTGTCGATATTTATCCATTAGGTGTTTGTGAAATTACAGAAACAATGGTAAATGGAGAACCTATTATATGGTTTAATATCAAAGAATTGCGTAAGAGACTTCAAAAGATATATCGTAAAACAAAGAAAAGAAAGCCTTTGATGTTTGAAAATATGGAAGAAGAGGTAAAGAACAGTTATCCAAAAGAAGTTTATGAGGCATTCATCAACAAAGAGGACTATGCTGTTTTAGACCATAAATATACCGGAATTATCCGTATCAATAATCTTAACCGCAAATATGGGGTATCTCCTATTTTAAGGGCTTATACAGATTTGAGTATGCTTGATACTTTTGCAGACGCAGACAGAATAAATAGCAAGGCAAAAGCTAAAAAGATTATTCACCAGAAGATGCGCAAAGAAACTATGGGGAAGGATTACAATAAAGATTTCTTCCCAGAGGTAAGTTATGCACATTCTAACTTTATGGATGCATTTAAGCAAAATACGGTTGTTGTTACTTCTCCTCCTACTGTCGAGGAGATTTCTTATGTAGAACCAAAAGTAGAAATGACTTCCAAAGATACTTATAACATTTATCGTTCAAAAGTGTTATCTACTCTTGGCATTCAGTTTTTAATGGATAGCGGTTCTCAGTCTGTATCTACTGCTTCCATATCTGTTACACAGCTTATGCGTACTATCAATGCCATTTCTGAACAATTAGAGGATATTCTGAGGAAATGGTACAGACAGATTATTCTGGATAATGGGTATCCTTTAGATTATTCTCCTGATGTAAATGTTATTGACACTGAACAGTTAGAAGCAGAATTAAAACATTCTTTAGCTACTCTTCTATTCAGTACAATGAATTGTTCTTATTCTACTGCTTTTGAAATTCTTGGTTTAGATATTAATGATGAAGTCCAGAAAAGGACAAGAGAAAATGAACTTAAATATGATGAAATATTTAAACCTCATGATAGCCAATATACAAAATCAAGCAATACAAATAATGATGATGCAGGTGGTCGTCCTGCTGATTCAGACAATAAAACAAAACAGCAGTATGATAAAACAAGACAGGAGGCATTGAAATAATGAGTTATGAAATTATATGTCCCTGTTGTGGCAAGCAAATAGAAATATCTATTGATAATAGTGGTAATGCCACTGCTTTTTTATTGCGTAAAAATAAAATTTCCCAGGAGGAACTATTTAATACGTTTGGTATTGAATTAGGAATTGTGAATACGGATGAGGAGGTGAATGACACTGGATAATATCGTTTTATATAGTTCACAGGTTTATTTAAGTGAGGATAATTCTAATCCTGATTCTTATATTGCAAAATTTATAATATGTGATTTTGGAAGAAATAAAAATGGTGTTGCTTTAGATAGAAATACTATAGATCAGTGGTTATCTACATTAAAGAATAAGCCTTTAGTTGGAAAAATAAAATTACGTTATGATGGTACTTATGATTTTACCAGTCATAACATGAAAAAAATCAAAAAAGTTGATGAACATGGAAATGAGTATTATGATGTTGAATTTGATACAGATGCCTTCGGTACTTTTTTTGATGTTGGAATCGAAACAATCAACAATGTTGAATATATCGTTGCTTCTTGTGAAATATGGAAGCGATTTCCCAAAGCATGTGAAATCATTATTAAAAGAATTAAAGATGGAACATTACATACAAGTTGGGAAATCTCTGTTGAACAATCTTCACAAGGAATCGTTGATGGTTTAATGACAAAAATAATTCAAGTTGGCAGGTTTATTGGTCACTGTCTTTTAGCAAAAGATGTATCACCAGCCTACGATTCTAGCGGATTATTGGAAATAGCGTCAACAAATTATGACATAGAATTTGCAGAAGCTCTATCCCAAGACATTATAGGTCAAGGTTTAGATATAGAAAATGAAGCAAAGGAGGAAAATAATTTGCAGAAAAATATTGAAACTAATGTTGCAGAGGAAAAAACGGTTGTTGAGACTCCTGTCGCTGATACAACAGAACAAATAACTGAAAATTCCTCTACTGAAACTTCTGACACGAAGGAAAATGTTGAAACTACGATAACTGATACAAATACACCAGAAGTATCAGCCCTTACAGAAAGAGATTTACGAAGACGTATTGGTGCTGCTTGTGATGCTAAAATGGGTGATACATCTTGGTGCTATATTGCATTTTGGTTTCCAGAAGATAAAGTTGTATGGTGTGAATACGGTGGCAGAAAGTCACAGCTAGACTTTATGAAGTTCACATATGAGGTAAACGGAGAGACTGTAACTGTCTCAGATGGCGAAAAGGTCACTCTCACTGTTGAACCAACAAAAATCAATGATGTAGTTGCTGAGTATGAAAAGACGATTGCAGAAAAAGATGATTTAATTGTAAAAGCAAGTTCTGAAATCACATCTCTTAAATCCGAAAACACTGAACTGTCTCAGTATAAGGAAAAATTCACACAGATGGAACAGGAAAAGGTTGCTGCTGAATTAGCACTGAAAAAGGAAGATTTAATTGCTTCTGTTGTTAAGTCTGGACAGATTACAAAGGAAGAAATTGAAAATTCTGAAGAACTTTCTGGCTATGTTGATAATTTAGATAAGAAATCATTAATGGCTATTATTGGTGAAAGGTTGTCTGCTTCTATGGATAAGAAGTCAGAAAATGAAGTCGAAACTTCTGAAGCAAAAAATGATGACCATGTAACTTCAAATTTAAATAATGAAGATGATGAAGTCGTTGATAAGGCTTCTATTATGAGAAACTTTTTAAGGAAATAAGGAGGATATTTTATATGCTTAGAGAATTACAGGTAACTAAGGACAAACCAGCAAATTCAATGTATAAGGCTGGTGAAGAAAAAATTATTACTGGTATGGCAGTCGTAAAAAATGAAACCAATAAGACTTTTGAATTTGCTACTGCTGATACTGCCACTGATTTATTCTTTGTAGATAAGGAACGTGTGCCTAGCGGTGTTAATGCTGCAAGAGGTGATATGTCTGATTATGATGAAGATTTTGTAACTTTAAAAGAAAATGAATTTGGTAAACTAATTGCTTATTACGAAGGTGAAAGATTTGCAACTGACCAGTATGTAGAAGATGGTCTTACTTCTGGTACTCGTGTATCTGCTGGCGCAGATGGAAAACTGGCTAAGGCAACAAAGGCTTCTAAATATGTTTTCAAAGATTTTTGGACAGATAATGGTCATAAATTGGCAGTCATTGAAGTGTCTGATACTGCCGTTGCAAATTCATAATTTAAAATTAACCCAAGGAGGAAATATATATGGCATTAAAAATTGAAGTAGCTGAACTGATGGAAACACCAGGCGTTATGTATGATGTGGCTGAAAAAGTTGAATATAAGAGAAATCTTAGCAATGAGGAAAAAGAAATTTATGAGATTTCAGATGCATGGTGTAAGGAAATTGGAAAAACTGGCTGTGACGAGAAGAAAGAAATCGCAGCTTTTGTAAACAAGGTGGTTAATGAGGAGATTTACAATGCTCCTGATGAACTGCTTGATTCTATGTTTGACAGAGGTTCTATTGGCGAATTTGATGATGTGGAATTTACAAAGACTCCGCAGAATACTCTTGAAGCACACGAAGCTGCCAAGGGCGGTACGGTAGATAGAAGTTATATTGACTTCACCGCTATTAAGCCAATCACTCGAAATCGCCAAATTGAAACTGACCTTTCTTATGTAGATTTAAGAAAGAATGGATTTAAGTCTGTGGCAACACTTACTACTTATGCAAAAGAAGCATTGCAGAATGCATTGTTTTATGATGTGTTTACTATGATTGATAATGCAATCGTAGGTGGCGATCAATTAGTGACCGCAGGTGGCAAGGTTCCTACACAGGTTGCTGTTGATGCATTTAATCTATATCTGTTAGACCGTGATCCTTCCGCTGTTGCTGTTTGTCTTAGCAAATATGCACAGGCTTTAGGTCGTATGGACGGACGTTCTCAGTATATGAGCAACTCTATGAAGGATGAATTTAACCGCTATGGACTTGTGAATTTCATTGATGGTGTGCGTATTGCATCTATCTCTGGTGCAAAGAAAACAGGACGTGGGCAGTTAATGTTACCTGACCTTCGCATCTTCGGTGTGGCTGGTAAAATCGGCGGGCTTGATATGAAGGGTGAACTTCATACATTCGAAGATTTAGATAATTCTAATGAAAAGGTAATCATTAGGGTTAAAGACTTTACTTATTCTGTTGGTATTACCAATATTGAAAATTGTAACAAGATGGTTCTTACAAACTAATTGTTTAGGTTATTAAGAAGATACCATCTATTTTTATGCTTAAAATTGGGAAGATAGTGTCGCTCACGAAAAGCAGATACCCACTGCTTTCTTCCCAATTTAATTATAAATGGGATACCGTGGGTTGGTTTTGGGCATATGTCCAACTCGCACTATAAATCAAGAGGAGGTATCGGAAATATGTCTGAAATTGATACACAAAATATTAATGTTTTAAATTATAACGAAAATGAAGTATTTGTTGAAAATTATAAATTCAGTGCTTCCAGAGATGGAAAAACACCATCAATCGTCACTATGAGTTTAAGTGAACTGAAAAATATTTGCACAAATACAGACATTATTATCACTGGTTGGCTTACTTTCGATGATGATGTAAAAGAAGAAATATTTAAAGAACTTCGCATTGCTAATTGGAGAGAAATTCTTACAAATAGTGATATAGAAAATATTTTAACTCATCCTACTATGGAAGGCTTGCAAAAAATAATCAATATTGAAAATCAGACTTATTTTGACAGAGTGCGTATTATCATGTTTAAGCTTATTAAACAAGGAACGGATATTACAACTAAAGTAAGTCGGATTATAGAACAAAGATATGATGAACTTCGCAGAAGGCAGCGTGTAAGTTCTATCGTTCTTACAAAAAAAGATACAAAGACTTATGCTACACCAGATGAAGTAAAAGAATTATCTGCACAGAATGCGGCTTTACAGAGGCAGTTAGATGAAATGAAGAAAATGATGGAACAAATGATGTCTATGCAGAATACTTCTAATTCAATTAAAACTGAAAATGAAAATAAAGAAGATGCTGTAGCTGATGCTCCTCCGAAGAAAAAAGCTGGTAGACCTAAAAAGGCGACAACTTAGAGGAGGATTGTAATTGGGACAGACAACTTCTTTTGAAAAGGTAATATCAAGGTTACTGAGAAAAATTGAAAAAGATAAGGATTTCTTTTCATACTATAATGTGTCTGTTTCAGAAGTACAATCTCTTGTGATGGAACAGGCAACAGGTTATTTATATGACGCAATTGATTTATTGGTTTCTAAATGTGAGCCGGATGTAGATTTTTATAACTATGATGATGAGTTGCAGATGTTTCGGTTTGAATTGACGCAGAGAGAAATTGGATTACTCGCCTCACTTATGTATGAGGTATATTTTGAGAGAGACGAGGCGTTATTGAAAGCATTTAAAATTCGCATGACACCATCTGATCTTAACCAATTCTCTCCAGCTAATGAACGTGCTTCATTTGAAAATATGTTAGCGAGAATTAAAGCGGAAAATCGAAACGATATATCAAGATATATTTCTACAGATAGAAAAACCGGCAAAAGAAAAACAATTAATTACAGTCAATATGATGATTAGGAGGTAGCTGAATATGGATATTAGTTACTTCCAAAAAATCAATAATACATATAAATCGAAAAGCAAACAAGAAACTGATTTATATTTGTTAAATAGACATGTTGATAATTGTTTCGCTGATACGATTGATTATCATATTGTCAAAAGAAATGGTGAACCATTTGAATTGTTGATTATCAAGGATACGGATAATAATACTTTTAAGAAAAAGATAAAATCAAAACATTCTGATCCATTTAACCTTGGTGATTATATTGAGTGGAATAATCAAATATGGATTGTCTCATTGCTTAACACAGATGATAAAACATATCATTCTGGATATATGTATCTTTGTACTGTTCCCATTCGCTGGCAAAATTCAGAAGGAAAGATTATAGAACGCTATGCCTATTCAGAAGATTTCACAAAATATTCAAACGGAGTTACAGGCAATAATACTATTACCATAGGTGATAACCAGTACGGCTTAACACTCCCTGTTGATAGCGAGACCAAAAAACTTAAACGGGATATGCGCTTTCCTATTGATTTTGACGATAGTGAGCAGCCAGATATCTACAAACTCACTAACAGAAAGACTAAACTGAATGATAATCAATATTTCGGTCGTGGCAGTACAATGATTGTAACTATGTCATTTGACGCTTTCAACCCAAATGATGATAAGAAAATCACTATGGAAGATGGTCAGGAAGTATGGATCTGTAATTATAACAATTCTCACACTCCTCTTCCACCATCAAATCCCGATGAAACGACAGATTTATCGGCTACTATTACTGGAAACACAAGTCTTAGGAATTCATATAAACGTACATATTCCGTTACATTTGCAAGCAAAGATGGAAATTCCGTTGATTGGCAGGAAGTAAATTTTCATTGGAATATCTCAGCAGATTTTGATGTTATACAGAGTATTAGTGATAACAAAGTAACTGTATCTGTTAATGACGAGAACCTAATCGGATGTTCTTTTTTATTACAGGCAATGATTGAAGAAACTGTAGTTGGTGAAATTCAAATAAATATTGTGGAATGAGGTGATTGGATATGGCAAACGGAACAAGTATTTCAGAATTTAAGGATCGTGTTATGGATGCGGTCACACAGGATGACACCATATTTTATGCTTTTGATGCAAAAGATTGCGAGAATGGTGGAGATTTAGAAAACACACATATTTTTAATTACAATAAAATTCCTGAAACTGTTACAGAAGTGTCTACATACATGACTATTATGGTACACACCCAATCACGGGACAGGCATGGGACTTTTGTAACGCCTACATTAGAAATATGGGTATATTGCCATTTTGATCATATGAAAATGGACAGAAAAATCACCAGAGATAACCGCTGTGATTATATAGCTATGTTATTAGAGGAAATGTTTAACGGTTCAACCAAGTATGGTGGTGTGGGAGAATTAAAAACAGTCCTAAATAAAGAAGGCGCATATAATAAAGATTTTCTATATAGGCACTTAGTTTTTGAAACAATAGATTTAAACAAGCCTATGTGTGATAGGTGGTGATTCATTATTGGAAAATGATGAATTGAAAATATATCGTGGTGAAGATTTTGTTGTGTCAAAACATATTATATTGCATCAACCAACATTGAATGAAATTGCAGACTATGGTGAACATGAATATTATTCTATGATATATCAATTTACTGCTACTCCTCAATCAATGAAAGTTCAGTTATGGGACATGGGTATTGATTATACAACTATTACACCATTTGAATTATTTTATCAGTTAATCTTTCGTTTATACTCACAAGAAAGGACATATATCATATTTGGAGATTTAGATTTTACAAAGTTTCAAATAATGCAAAGACAAGATGATAAATCAATTTTGTTATATCAAATTATAGATGGTGACGAAGTTATTATAGATGAATTTACCTATAACATAATAATGGATTATTTAAGACAAGTACATATTATCCATAAGGACGAAAAGATACCCGCAAATGAATCAACAAAAATGATTCTCATCGAAGATGATAGAGAAGAACAACTAAAAAATAAAAAAAAAGAATATCATTCACAGTTAAAAAATTTGATTTCTTCAATGATAAACTGTGAAGGTTTCAAATATAATCATTCCCAAGTTTGGGATATGAAAATAAATGCTTTTATGGACTCTGTTAAAAGGATATCCAAAATTAAAAATGCGGAATTGCTTTTACAATCTGGATATTCTGGATTTGGAGTCAGTTTAAAAGATGTAGATAAAAAACAATTAGATTGGCTAGGAGAACTCGAATAGAGTTTTTTTTTATTACCTAAAAAGGAGGAAATAATATTATGGCATTTAATCCAAATGAGTTAATTCTTGAAAAGATTAGGGCTGTTGAAGAGTATGATCCATCTACAAATGAACTTACAGGTAGATATACTCAGATTGAAGACCCAAGTTTAAAAACAAGTGCTGATGCTACTGAAGTAACTGATAGTATGGGGGCAACAATTTATACAATTTATAATGCCCAAAAAGGTACTTTTGATTTTACAAATTCTCTTTTTTCTCTTGATCTTGCTGCTTCCCAGTATGGTTCTAAGAAAGTTATTGCCGATGAGACAAATAAAATTATTGTCCCAGTATCAGAAGTAATTATGATTGGTTCCGACCACACAGCGGTATTAAAATATGTACCAGTAGGTGTAACTGGTGCAGAAGTAAAATATGTAAAGGTTATTAATTCTGATAATACCTTTGGAAAGACATATGAAGTCTCTGCTACTGCTGGAGATGGTAAATTTACAATTGATGCAACATCTAAGAAAATCACACTTCCTGATGATGTTACAGGTAAGGTTTTTGTAAATTATGAAAAAGAAAGTTCTGAAGCAGTTAGTGTTACTAAAAAGACTGACGGAGTACCAGAGGTCAAGACACTTCTTATCCATGCAATTTTCCATGCGGTATGTGATACAAATACCGTGTATGCAGGTATTATTAGATGTCCAAGAGCGCAAATTGATCCATCAAGTACTGAAATTTCTTTAAAGGCTGATGGCAAGCACGGAGCTTCTTATATCTTGCAGAAAGATTATTGTTCTGAAGACGCAAAATTATTTGACATTATAGTAAGTAAAGACTGATGTAAATTTAAAAAAATATTAGGCGGTTTGAAATACAACCGCCTTTTATTATGAGGTGAAATATGACAGAAAACAATATTAATGCACACTGTTCAATTTGTAACAAAGGATATCATATCTGTCATTCCTGTTCGGAGCAGAAATCTCTAAAACCTTGGCGGTCTGTTACAGATACTATTGAGCATTATAAAATCTATTTGGCAATTCACGGATATACTTTAAACAAAAACAAAGAATCTGCAAAGAATGAGTTAGGAAATTGTAATTTATCTGGGTTAGAAGATTTTAATCTAGAGATAAAATCAGTAATTAAAGAGATTTTGACAGAACCTAAAAAGAAAAATGTTTTAAAAAAACACAAAAGTATTACCGAAGTTGAAATAGCAGAAAATGATATTATTGAATAGTGATTTTGAAAATTATATAGGGTATACAAACACTATTCTTTAGTTGATTTGTATACCCTATTTTTTACGATATTCAAACTAAACAAAATGAGGTGAATCAAAAATAAAAGAATATAGTGAAATGTTCAATAGAGAATATGAAATTGAAGATACAGTGCGGATTGTGAATACTAAACAGGCTGGTTTGTATGTAAAAAATAATGTACCACTTGTCGATCTATTTTGGTCAAGAGATACTTTGGTTTTTGTATTCGATAGGGAACAAAGCAAAGATGCTTATGATTTATGGTGTAAACATGAGTTAGTTTAAAATTGTGATTAGGAGAATTTTATGAATAAATTAATTTATCTGGACAATGCAGCAACAACGCCATTATCTGATTCGATGAAGCAATATTTAATATCAGTTTTAGATTTATATGGCAATCCATCTTCTTTGCACTCAATTGGAGAACCTACAAAACAAATTATATCGGATGCACGACATAAAGTTGCAAAGTTTATTAATGCAAATTTAAAGGATATTTATTTTACATCTTCTGGATCAGCAAGTAATACTTTAGCAATAAAGGGATATTATGCAAAACATAATTGTACAATACTGTATTCTCCTATTGCACATAAGTCTATTTTAAAGTGTGTGCAAAGTTGTAAGAATTCATGTCCGCTAAAAGTAGATAGTAATGGATATATAGATTTTTATGATTTAAAGGAATGGTTTGACACAAGAAATATTAATCCATTTGTAATCATTGATTATGCAAACTCAGAGATTGGCACCATACAAGATGTAAAGAAATTAATTGATCTTATACATTTTTATAATGGAATAGTTTATCTTGATTGTACTGGATCCATTCCACAAATTCCGATTAATGTAAAATCTTTAGATGCAGATATGGTCGGATTTAGTGGACACAAACTTGGTGGATTAAAAGGGTGTGGTGTTTTATATAAGAAAAAGGATATTGACCTTGAACCCCTAATTTATGGTTCACAAGAAAATGAACTTATCGGAGGTACGGAAAATGTTTTGGGTATCGCTTCATTAGGTAAAGCAGTTGAAGACTATGACTACTCTTCTATTTCTCCATGCAACAGAGATTATGTGTACGATTATATTATGAATAACATTTCAAATAGTTATCTGATTGGTGCTTCAATTGAATCTGGAAATAGATTACCACACAATTTATATATGTGCTTTAAGGGAATCGAAGGTGAATCTTTAATGATTCTATTAGATATGAATGGTATCCAGGTATCTACAGGGTCAGCATGTAGTAGTGGTAGTATTTCACCTTCTTCAACTCTTACTGCTATTGGAATGAATAAAAATGATATTCATAGCTGTATTAGATTGAGTTTTGGGGAAACATTATGTGAAACAGAGTTATCATTTGTTTGTGAAAAACTGAAAGAATGTGTCAATAGGTTGAGAAGCCTAAATAACCAATAAAATAACAATTTCAAAACCAAATAGGTTGCTCAAGACAATGAGTGTAAAAGTAGATGATGTACCTGTGAGTCATTAGCAAAAAGCGAGAGCAATAGTCAGGCAAATCTGCTACTACCCTATCCATTTTAGAACCAGAAACTATAATATCTGGTCTTTTTTATTATAAAAAAATATATAAACAAAAGGAGAAATGTCATGATAGTACATGCAAGTATTGATGAGAGAGGAAAAATTTCTGGCGGTTCAGCCGGCGACCAAACAAGAAAAGAAGTTTGTACAAGAACATTTTACTCTAAGCCATGGAATGTAATGTTACGATACGAAGATACATCTATTGCTGAAAAGGCATCAGAAATTGGGATAAAACTAGCAAATAGTAATCTTGTAGGATATGATCAAAGACAACGTAATACTCTTTATACACAATTAAAGAAATGTAATTGGAATGTGGACGAATATATTAAAAGTGGAGTAAAAACTGAAACTGACTGTTCTGCTTTTCAATATGCAATTTATTGCTGCCTGATACCCTCTATGAGAAAAGACGGTAATGCGCCCACTACTTCTACTATGAAATCTTTTTATTTAAAACATGGATTTACAGCTTATACAGATAGTAGATATCTTACTTCAGATGCATATTTAAAGAAAGGCGATTTGCTAATCAAGGAAGGTAGTCATGTTGTTCAGAACGTTACAAACGGTTCAAAAGTAACTTTTAATACAAATACATCGTCTACTACATCAACGGTATATACTCATAGACAGTTTGTGAAAGATGTTCAGGCTGCTATTGAAGCAAAGATAGATGGTATTGCTGGGAAAGAGACATATAGCAAATGTCCTACTGTATCAAAATCAAAGAATAATAGACATGCCGTAGTAAAACCATTACAGAAATATCTTAATGCTTTAGGGTACAACTGTGGCATAGCTGACGGTATTGCTGGTGTAAAATTTGATAATGCATCTAAAGCGTGGGCTAAAGCAAATGGATGTGTTGCTGATGGCGAGTTTACAAAAGGTGGAAAATCTTGGCGTAAAATTCTTGGAATTAAATGACGAGGTATTATTATGAAACCATTTAGCAAAAAACTATTAATGTTTGATTATATTATAATGGTTGTTCTTCTTGGCATTCTCGTTGTTTGCGCCGTTATGAATGGAATATACATACAGAATATTACCCAGGATATGTTAAGCAATGGAATGGATGTGTCTATGATATCTGTTCCGTTTGATATATCTACACTTGTTACAATTTGCTCTGTGTGGGCAGCACAGTTAACAGTATCAAGCGGAAGCTATTATATTCTTATTCGTAGCGACCACAAGATTGAATATCCTATTAGGATGATTGGTGAGTTACCGGAAGATATAAAAGACAAAGTTGATTATGATAGTCTAATTGCAAATGTACTATCAAATACAGGAAATTAATGGAGGAAATTTATTATGGATGACAATTTATTTAAAGTTATTATGGCACTAATTCCAGTTTTCGGCGCAATTATCACTGGATTTGTTGTGCCATATTTAAAAACAAAAATTTCTGCCACACAGATTGAAGAGATTACAAAATGGGTAACAAAATCTGTTCAGGCTGCCGAAGTACTTTTTGATACGCCAAAATCAGGCGAAGAAAAGCGTGAATATGTAATTAACTTTATTGACAAAATGTTTAATTCTAAGAAAGAAGTAATTACAAAAGACCAAATTCGAATTTTGTTAGAGGCTTCCTGGAAAGAAATGACTGACAAATAATGAAAGGCAGAATTTTATGTGATGGATGTAATTACTGAATTAACAACGCTTGACTTCTCTTCAATCTTTATATCTGTTTTTGTCATTCTTGTCGGAATAAAGGCAATCGTATCCTTATTTGAATGGATAATTGATAAACTTGGACTTGAAACAAAATGGATGAAAAGGAAACGGGAAGATCATGAACTATTGATAAAAACATCTCAGAGTCTTGTAGAACAACAAAAAAGGCATGATGCCGATATGGAGAAGTCCGACAGAAATGATGCAGAAATGCGCAAGGACATTAAAAATCTTACAGATATTTTCGTGGAGAAACAGATCAATGATTACCGTTGGGAGATCATCAATTTAGCCGATAAAATTTCAAACGGTAAACTTGTAAGCAAGGAATGTTATAAACATGCTATTTCCACATATGAAAGATACGAAAAAATCATTGAAGAAAGAGGTCTTACAAACGGAGAGGTTGAAATTTCAATTCAAATTATAAATGATTCATATAAACAAAAATTGAAAGAAGGATTTTAGATAAAAGGGCGATTTCATTGACAGAAAATTTCCTATTGCAAATTGGTCTAGACCGGATTATAATAACTATATAAGAGATGCGCTCCGTAAAGCAAACGGTTCGCCTCAGTTTAAATTGCAAATATCAAGAAAGCAACCTAACTTTGGTCGGTGCGGTTGCTTTTTTGATGTCTAAATCGATCTACTAAGTCAATTGCTTTTACGATAGTACTTATCGCAGTAACTATCATTCCAGCAATCTTCAAGACAATTTCCAACATCTCAAAGATATATCCTCTTTCGTATTTTCCACTGAATCACCTCCGTTGATTCTGGAAGTTCTCGTATGTAGTCATACGGCAAGAGACGAACCGCTTACCCGTTTTGGACGCAACATTATTATAGTATATATAGAAGATATTGACAAGAGCGATTTCATAGTGAAGTCGCCCTTTTGTTATGCAAGAAAAATAGAAAGAGAATATCTATATGAATACCAATAAATTGATATAGATGTTTTCTTACATCTGAATGTCGGAGGTTATTGAACCGGCATTAAATCAAAGAACGGATATATATGGGTCGCTCCCATATAGATGGTGGTCAATCTCCTACCACCACTCCGTTCTATTTTAGGAATAGTTAGGAGATAAAAAGAGAAATAGATATTAAAATTTGTGAAGTAAACGGAGGTAAAATTCATTATTAACATAACAGACACAAAAGAATATTACAATAAAAATTTCGGCAAAATAAGAATTGTTAAAATTGATGGCTATGATTATTTTGTTGGTATTGATATTGCAAGAATATTAGGATATTCAAATGAGAGCAAAGCAATTTCTGTGCACTGTAAATCAGCAAAGAAGATTGTTATTTTTTCAAAAAGTGAAAAGAAAAAATCTAGGATCGGAAATCCCATGTTATGTATTGATTCTAGTGATGTATGCATTTTTATAGCAAAGTGTAAAACAAAAACAGAAAAATATAAATCTGATTTTATGAACTGGTTATTTGATTTAAATCTATTAAATCCCAAAAATATCGTACTTGAATCAAGACATGAAATAGAGTTTTTTGAAAAATTGCAACACAGAATTGATTTATATAATGAAACATTTTCAGATATATATAACATGCAGAGTTATATCCCGATTACTAAAGAAAAAGAATATAAAATTAATCCATTATATAATGTGAAACTTGAATTACAAAAAAGTGTATGCAATGGAAAGTATCGTTTAGATTGTTACATAGAAAGATATAACTTAATTATTGAATTTGATGAAGAACAACATAAATATACGGTAGAAGCAGATAAAACAAGAATAGATAAGATAAAAGAATGGTTTATTGAAAACAATAATGCAGATTTACGTGTGATCAGAGTTGATAAAAATAATCCAGATTATTATATAGAATTAATTATGGGATATATGTCTATTCCAATTTAGTTGTTGAAACACCCTGCACCGATGGTAATTATAGACCTGTTACATACGCAACAAAGAAAGGTCTTGAATACATTCGGAAGCTCCTTCGCAAGGATGGATACTATGACGCTGTAACTGAATAATAACAGATAAACTCCACTGTTTAATTATGGTGGAGTTTTGTTTATGTAAAGAGGTGAGGAAAATAAAACTTATTTTAGATAGTGATGTCGTTGAAAGATATAACCAATATTATTTTTCTCAACATCCAAAGGCAAAGAAAAAACAAATAGAGCATGCCTATCATCCATCCATAAATGTTTGGAGCATAAAACCAAGAATACAAATGAATGCTTTAAAACAATCATGGAAAAATTTCATAATTTGGTGGATTAAAGATTTGGGCTACGAAAACATGAAATTAGATAATGTAGATATTATTTATGACATATATCATCCAACTAAACGTAGAACCGATCCAGACAACTATGCACCTAAATTTATACATGATGGTTTTGTGGAGTCTGGATTTTTGGTAGATGATGATAGAGAACATTTACATAGTTTAACAATTAGATGTCATGTAGACAAAAATAATCCACGTACAGAAATTGAGGTTATTACAAATTAATGTATTCTTATCAGATACAACAAATACTCGAATCTAACAATTATAGTATAGACTCAGAAACTTATTTAAATATCTGCTCCACATCTCCCCAGATAAAGGAAATAAAATATAATTCCTATGAAAATTACTTTGAGATATGGGCAAATGATGGATATTGGAAATTTAGCGTTTACAGAAAGGAAAAATAAAATTTATGATTACATTATTCAGAAAAATCAGGTTATGGCAGCTTCGTATCAAATGGCAACTCGCAATGTGGCAGTTTGTAGACAAACAGGTTATGGAAATTATTAAAAATCCAGAAGAAATTGAGAAGAAAATTATGCCTTATATCGCTGAAATAATTAGCATGTCAAATAATATTAAAGCAAATAAGTAAAATATAATAAGACAATTTAGTTATATTATTGCACTAATTTTATATTAACTATGTTCCCCTATGAACATGAATATCTGGTAATATATACCTACAATAAGAATATACCTTGCAAGACACACTATAACAAAAGGTGTGTTATGTATGAAGAATAATCTTAAAGAGATACGTTGGAAACAGAATTTATCCGTGCTTCAACTTTCTAAAATTAGTGGAATTTCTCATTCTCAAATAACCAAAATTGAGAATGGATATATAAAAGATGTTACTTTGCAAACCGCTTATAAATTATCTTCTGCATTAAATGTGAGTGTATATGAACTATTTCCTAACAAATAATATGGAGGGTATATTTATGAGAAAAGAAATGTTTTATAAGGTGATTTGTGAAACGGTTAATGTATTTGAAAAGACAATATTAGTAGATGAAAATTGCAAAAATTTACCTGAAGTATACAAAATACTAACCTCTTACTCGGAGTTGCAAAATGAAAATGTAACTTGGATAGTATATCCAATGTCTGTGGTGCTATAATTTGAAAACGATAATACTATCTTAAAAAATTTGCTAGCATAATTTTATATAGGATAAGAGTGCATTTTGTGGTCTGCTCTTATCCTATATATATAATAAAATTGCTCTTTTATGGGTATTGAAAAATATACAGAGAAATAGCACCGTATTTCTACGATGCTACTCTCCTAAATCTACTACCACAACTATTCTCCTACTGTTGAATTGGACTACAAGTTACTGTTGATTTTCTTGTGAATTATTATTGTCAAAAAAGGTTCCTGAAATATCAAAACCTTTCAATAGACCAAAGTGTATATGAAACTCTTTTGTATTCTTGACCAATACAAGACTTCCAATAAAACATACAGCCATGAGCATTAAGACAATAATAACCAATGATGTAATGATTTCTCCCATCCTTCACCTCCCTCCTGTACAAGCATACAAGAAAAGGAATTAAAGCTAGGAGAATCCAAAGATGTGTTTTATCCACTAGAATATCTTTCGTCCTTTCTGGTACTATGTACCACAGTAGATTTTGTGCCATGTGGCACTTCCACAGACGCTTCTGTCAAGCACATAGCCTTGCTATCGGATCATAATGTGGTTATATAATCGCATATGTGCTTATATAAATTATAATATTTTATACTAACAAAGTAAATAAAGATTGGACACGAATTATGGCTACAGTAATAAAATCAATGAGTGATTTAACAAGAATACTGGAATCACGAATACAACAAGCATTAGAACTTACCAGAGACGAAATATTTGAAGTTGTTTCTAAGAAAGTTTTTGATTATTATAACGAACCTGTATTTAGTGATCCTGATCCTAGCACACCCGATTATTACCAACGTGGACAATCTGAAAGAAGTTTAATGGATTCCCTTACAGCAAGTCATGTAATAAAAAATGGAGATAATTATGAATTTACTGTTGGTTGGGATAGAGAATATTTAACTTTTCGTTATCCTACGGGTTTTGGTAATAGTAAATATAATGGAATCACTGGATTACAAGTATTAAAAGCATTTGATAGTGGAAGTCATGGTTATACTGTCTTGGGATCACATAATTATTTTGAGGAAGCAATTGAAGAACTTGGTGGAAAAGACGGTATAAAAAATAAATTTAAAACTAATCTCAAAAAATGTGGAGTTCCAGTAAAATAAAAATACAACTAAATAATTATGACAATTACTACCGCCCTTCTGTTGGCGGTATTTTTATGCCTAAAAATAGAAGGAGGTAATTACATATATGGATGAATTTCTGATATTACTTCAAGCTAAATTGGACGAAGCAAAATCAAAAGGTGCTATCAATGCTGATATTGATAAAATTCAAAGTCAGATTGATAAGCTGAAAATTCAAGCAGAGGTCGATCCGAAAATTATTTCTAATTTGGTTAAGCAGTTAGAAAATGTTTTAAATCAGAAAATTACTATCTCTAACATCAATCTTAATCAGTCACAAATTGCGAAATCTGCACAACAAACTGGACAGGAAATTGGTCAGAAAATTGGCGAAAACATTAATCAAAGTATTGGAAAAGTTATTCAAAAAGGTGATTTTAAAAAAGTGTTTACTCCAATGGATAACTTTAATAATGTTGCAAAAGAGGCAGAAAATTATTTTAAAACATTATCCAACACTGTATCTGTTCAAGAGCGGATTGGGAAAAACAATAATCTTATAGGTTTTACAGTATCTTTAAAAAATGCAGAGGGTGTTGTTGAACAACTTAGATATCAATATAAAGAATTAGCTAATGATTTAGGTAACATTACAAGCAGATGGTTTGAATATTCAGGTGGTTCCGTTAATGATAATGGTGTAATCAGACAAATAAATGCCATCTCCGTTAAAGCAGATAGTTTACAAACAAAACTTGATAAAT